GCCTCAATGACCTGCTCGAACATCGGGTCATCTGAGCCCCAGCCCTGCAAGTCGTGCTCGACGAGCTTTGCGCCTTGGTACGGGTTGACCAAAAAGAAATCACGCCAGTTCATACCACCCCTCGAATCTGTCTCTTGACGGGCTTGGCCCAAGTGGGCGCATAGGCTCCGCCGCCGGTTGCCGCCTCGCTCGCGAACGTCAGCACGAAAGCGTCGGCCACGTCGGGTGACGCCAGCCCTCGGCGCTTCATGTCGTCCTTGCTCTCGAGCTTGAGTTTGCCGTTGCTCATAAACGAATAGCGCGGCGAGGATAGTTCATTGACCAGCCTCTCGTCACGCGGCAACTTGCAGTCCTTGGCCTCAAGCCACGCCTTAGCCTTGCTCCATAACTCGGCGCGAAGGTTCGCGAACTGTCCCTTAAAGGCAGGCGACTCGCCGACGTTGATGCCACGGGCGGGGAGCTTGAGCTCCCGTAATCGATCGACTACACCTGCGCCCAAGCCGATGCTGTCGACCAGAATCTCGGCGGGGCGGTCTTTGGGGTCGGTCGATTCCCACTCGTGCATGATCGCGCCGGTCAGCGACATGAGGTCAAGATTCTTCCACGTCTTGACCGGGCCGAGCACCACGTTCGACTGGCGCTTGCAGAGCGCCGAGGAGTCGGTGCCGTAGCGGGCTACGTCCAAGCCCCAGAGGATCGGTGAGGATGGGTTCTGTACCACGTCACGGTCGATGGCGCTCTGGGCCAACTCGAGGCCGATCAACGTGTCGTCGTCGGCGACGGGGAACTCGCCGAGCACGCGTACCCGGTAGGCGTTCGACCCTTCGCCGTAGCGACTTGCCATTTCCGAGACGTAATCGGTTGAGACGCGGGGCGAGTCGAGGCAACTAACGTGCAGGTTTTTCCACTCGGACGACAGGCGGTGGAAGGTGTCGTAGAAGTACCCGCTGGTGCGGGTGGGGTTGCCGAGGAGGAGCGTGGTCGCGTTGTGGCCGGACATACTGCCGCCGGCAGATTCGAACACGGCCTCGGATACGCCGGGGGCTTCGTCCACGACCAGCAGCACGAACTCGGCGTGGATACCCTGCAGGGCGTCGGGCTGCTCGGCGCGGCTGGTACGGGCGGAGATGAACGCCTCCTCGGGGCTGGCTTTTAGTTCAATTCGGTCGGACTTGATCTCGAGCAGGTCGGCCACGGCGGGGGGTAGGAGCTTGGCCCAGCGGCGGCATTCGCCGAAGAGGGCGTCGAAAAGCTGGCTGGCGGTGGGGGCTGTGACCACCACCTTGACCGGGACGCGGGTGAGCATGAACCAGAGCATGGCCCACGAGGCGACGGTGGACTTGCCGGTGCCGTGGCCAGAGCGGACGCTGATCTTGCGCTCATTCGCAGCCAGAAGCTCTAGGAGGCGACGTTGCCATGGGTCTGGGGTCACCCCTAGCACTTCCTCCACGAAGGCCACAGGAGCCTTGTGGTAGCGTTTTACGAAGTCAAAGTACGGATTCTGCATTTTTTCAAATTGGTAGGTGTGGGGTTACGCCAGCGCCCGCCCCCCGCCGGGGGTAGGTGCCGGGGGGGGGTCGGAAACGGGTCGGAAATCGGGAATGCTAGGAGAATCAACGAGTTACCTACGCGCTGACCGTCTGGTGGACAACTTTACATAATGGGTATTATACGCACTGACTCTGACAATGCCTTGCGAATCAAGCACTTGCGCGTTGTGTAATTTTACTCGGTGCATAGAATCTGCGGGATCGTGCATAAAACGAGTGTTATGTTATAACATTACGTCGGTTCTGATGACTCGCGCGTGTCCGTTTCGGGGTCTGTCGGCGTGTCGCGAGTAAGCTTTTCGGGCTCGATCACGCTCACCGTTCGCATAAGATTTCTCACTGCTTCCAGATGCAATTGCGTCGTGTCGGTGATCTCAACCTTGGTCTGCATCTTGTCGCCCCATTGCTGCATATCCAATCGTGAGGCAACCCAGCGGCGAATATCGCTCGCAACCCTTGCGGCATGAGGATCAATCTGCTCCTGCTCCACAGAGTTTGCTAACCCTTCCATTCGGTCGACGTGCCACTGCGCTCTCGCCTTCCTGGCAATGTCGATCTGCGTCTTGCGCTCCTCGTTGCTCATCAAGAATCGATGGAGCCGCCCATACGGAATACCGCTCGCGACCGCAAACTCGGTCAAGCTGCCGCCCGTTGAGACGTACTCGCAAAGCTCTGGCATGAAGTTAGGACTCTCGAGCAATGCCAGAGCCTTCTCACGCTTCTCTCGTTTCTGTGGTGATCCTGCCATCAGTCGTCGCTCACATGAACGTAAGTGGTCACGTCTTCCCAGTCCTGGTCGTAGCCCTCGAGAGCCACGACGTCGAAGTTGCTATAAGTCTTTTTCGGGCGCTGCTGGTTGTCTTCCAGGTGCGACTTCTTCATGCCCTTGATTGGCCTGTTCTTGATCTCGTCGGCATAGACTCGCCGCCAAACGCGTTCGCTCGTGGAGAATCTGTGCCCACAGGTCATACACTCTCTGCGTCGTCTCGCCTCGGTCGGGAATTGGTAGACCTTCACGACCTCGCTCGGTTTCCCGCACTTTGGACATTTCATCTCTCGGGCAGCTCTTTCTTTGCGATCTTCAGCCAATCCTCAAGCGGCTGGATCACGAGGAACTCACGCTTATCGCCACGGCAGATGACGACCGGCACGTCATAGCCAGCGCAAGCCGCCTTTACCTGGTCGATCCATTCGTACACCGCAATGGACTTGCGGCGCTTTACCTCGATGACGAACTGGGCCAGCCGAATATCGGCACCGCCATCTCTGGCTTGCCCTAGCTCACGCTTGACCACCCAGCCCGTTTGATTCGCTATTTCCTCGCATACTTCCCTTTCGGTTTCTGCGCCGCGTTGTCGTTGTCGTTTTCCCACGTCTCACCCAATAGTCCGGTTGACGCGCTATATCTACCGCATACGACACTATTTGCACAAGTGCATTGATCTCTCTCGCCTTCTCGGACATCTCGGCAATCTGCTCGACCGTGTATTTCTTTTTTCGGTGCGCAGACTTGTGCCAGGTGTGTGGCAAGCCACCTGTATTCGCGACTCCGCATATCGGGCAATTCTTCCTCATCGCCAATCGTCCGCGTCAGACTTCCATCCGATCATCTTGCTGGCCTTCGGTAGTTCTTCGTACTTGGCCTCCTCGGCCCTCGCCGCTGCCTTGTCGAACGTGTCGAAGACGCCAAGGTTCTTGGGGATAGCCTTGCCATCAGGGCCACGTCGCCAGACGACGAACTCCTGCTTACCGCCAATCGTCTGCCCTCGGATACTGAACCGACGACACGCCGAAGTCTTACCCCAAAAGTCAGAGTCCTCCCACGACAACGGCCCGGTTAGGTTCAGACTAGTCTGCCTAGCCATCGACCCACCCCGGCTTCTTGCCCACCTCTCCAGCTTGGTCAACGTAGTGAACTAACTTACCCCCAAACTGTTCTTGGAACGTCTTGAGTACGCTGAAGTCGTCCGGCCCCAGCACGTCGAGCATTCGCCGTGCTAGTGGCGTGGACGCAACAGGTGTGGATAACTCCATGCGCTTGGGTGTACTAGTTTTGTATCTCACATTCCCTCCCATCGTGGTCAAAATCTATGGTCAAAAGTCAAAACCCTAAAGGGTTTTTTGACTTTTTTGACCGCATAGACGGTAAACTTCGGTCAAAATTTGACCGTTTTTGACTTTTTGACCGCTCACTTTAAGCCCTCCTCGGACAGCCTAAAGCCCCCGATAGTGCTCGTCAGGAACGGGCTCATCGCCATTGCTTCGACCGCCTTGTGGACAGATTGCTTGCTCTGACCACACTCCTTCCCGACTTGGCGCAGGTCTGCCATCGTCCAAATGATGGGCGACTCTGACCCCTTCTGCCTCGCCCTGAGCGCCTCAAGGATCACCTTCTGCACCTTGCCCGCCGGCTCGACGCGCCGGGTCGCGACAATCGTATCGGCGTTGCGCATGACCAGCGACTTAACCTGCTCGCCGTACCGATCCACACGTCCGAGGCTAACCTCGACCGCCTCGTACCCGAGCGGCGCAAGGCTCGCCGTATCCTTGAACCGCTCGCGGGTCACGGTCACGCCCATGGCCTGAGCGTCTGGCCGCTGGACGATGTACTCGGCATCAGGGTTCGCCATGAGCGCCGACGCCCCTCGCGGACGCTTCGCGTCACCGTGGCCGGAATGTGCCACGAGCAGCACGGTTGCCGTGTACCGCTCCCGTAATCCGATGGTCAGCTTAGAGAGGTACTCTGCGACCTCTTGGTTACTGTTCTCATCCAGCCCCGCGCTAAACTTGCTGAACGTGTCCACGATCACGAGCGCAGGCCGTATGCCCGCCTCGTCGATGGCCTGCTGCAGCATCAGCATCTCTTCCTCGGCGTTGAGGTTGGCGACCGATTCCAGCGCCATGAGCTTCAGTTCCTCAAGCTCACGCCCCTTGCCGTGCTCCTGCATCCACGCCTCGACGCGACGGCCTAGGCCAGCACCTTCGCCGGACAGGATGACGACCGGGTTATCCGCGACCGCGATGCGCATGGCCCAGTCCAAGGCGATAAATGACTTGAAGCTGGCGCGCGGCCCTGCCAGCACGGCGAGCACGTTCGCCTCAATCACGTTGTGGATCAACCACGTCGCCTCGCGCCGTTCGCTGACGATCTCGTTGATGGCGCGCAGCATAAGCCGTCGTCCTGACGTTGTGTGTACACCGGGCGCGACAGGATTCTGCGGCGCAGGTTCCGTCACGCGGATCATCCCTTGAGCCTCTGGTATATCGGCATACTCGTTGGCCTCAAACTTTGGCAAGTCTACGGGCGGCCCGATGCGCACCGCCTCTGGCATCGACACCCAGCCGCCTGCCTTGGCCGCGTTGAAGAGACTGCCGAGCGTGACCCCGCCGCCACGATCCAGATGAAAC